CGCCAGCTACATTAACGTAACGAGCATCTGCCTGTGTCTTAGTATAGGTATCAGCAACTACGAATGTACCGTAAGCTACGATGTCTATAGTATCACCTACGGCTGCACCTGATGCTAATACAATAGATGTACCTGATGTAGCAGTGAAGTCTGTACCACTAATGAGCTTCACGCCATTGAGGTACGCATCTACATAGCCGGGGTCATACGTTGCAGCAAAGGCAGTCTGACCAGCGGTAGCAGTGTAAGTGTTACGATTAGATGTACCATTAACGGATGAACCAGCGGCTTGCCATCCAGAACCACCATAGACGTACATGATGTCAGTGGTAGTATTGAAATACAAAGCACCAGCTATAAGTGCGTCACCATCGTTGTCTGTACCGGGAGCGGAAGACTTAGCACCAAGGTATCTGTCATCGAAGTCATCATAAGATGCAGCGGCAGATGTAGCCGAACTAGCAGCGGAAGTAGCAGAGTTACCTGCATTGGTTTCACTGGTAGCAGCGGCTGTAGCAGAAGCAGCGGCGGCAGTAGCGTTGGTTTGTGCGGAACTAAGACTACCAGTAATCGTATCAACGTAACTTTTACTCACAGCATCATTTGCAGAGCTGGGTGCGCCCAGACCAGTAATCTTCTGATTACCCATAGCAATCGCACCAGACATCGTGCCACCAGCTTTGCCTAAGTAAGTAGTGTCAGAGAATGACTTCGTGACTGCATCTTGGTTAGCAGTCGGATCACCCAGACCAGTAATCTTAGACGTACCCATAGCAATCGGGCCAGACATTGTGCCGCCAGCCAGTGGTAACTTAGTCGCTATGCTTGTTGTGATTGTATTAGCAAAGTCTGCATCATCGCCCAGCGCAGCCGCTAACTCATTCAACGTGTCCAGTGTACCGGGTGCGCTATCTACAAGAGCAGCTACTTCATCGTCAACGTATTTTTTCGTGGCTGCATCAAGGTCATTTGAGGGTGCAGTCAAGTTAGTGATGGTAGCAGTCGTACCCGCATTCATATTCAGTGTACCATTGATGGTCACATCTGTGAATGAGGATGTGCCGCTAGAGGCTGTCACATTACCCGCTACGTTGCCTGTTAGATTACCTACTACGTTACCCGTGACATTGCCCGCCACGGTTCCTGTAAGTGGCCCTACAAGGCTTGTACCTGTAATTGTAGTACCTGTTACGGCTGCGGGAGTTGTTGCGCCAACAATTGTACCGTCAATGTTACCACCGTTAATATCTACCGTAGCAAGAGTGGCCTGACCTGATGTACCCACTGTAGTAAAACTACCCGCCGCCGCAGTCGATGCGCCAATGACTGTAGCATCAATATTGCCGCCGTTTACGTCTACAGTAGCTAAAGTAGCTAATCCCGTAGATGTAATAGTCGTGCCTGTGATAGCCGCAGGAGTAGAAGCGCCGATTGTAGTGCCATCGATAGCACCGCCATTAATATCAACTGTGGCTAGTGTTGTGGTTCCAGTAGCTGAAAGAGTGGTGAAGCTACCTGCAACAGCGGTGGTATTACCAATTACAGTATTATCTATCACACCAGAATTAAGGTCTACGGATGTAATAGTCGTAGTTCCAGTAGCAGCTAAATTAGCGAACCCTGCATCGCCAGTTACGTTAAGCGTACCACCAACAGCTACGTTAGTAGCCGCCGCAATCCCGCCGCTAAGGAATAAGTCTTGAAAACGAGTAGATGTGTTACCCAAATCTATAGTGTCGTTAGCAACAGGCAGTATTGCATTACCATTTGATACTTTTACTAACTCTTCCCAGACCGCTGCATTAGCAGAATTAACGATACAGATGTATGTACGTCCTGTTGAAGTATTCTGCCACATCGAGCCTACGACATAGCCCTGAGAGATATCGTTGGTAGCTATAGGGGCGGCGGTGGCATCCATTTTATTAAGGCCACCTACACCACCATTTACGGCGGGCAAAAACCCAGAAACAGATGTCGCCAGAGGTATTTTAGGGGCATCACCTGTAGCGCCAGTATGTCCATGACCAGTTGTGCCGTGAAATGCGTCAGCTACCTGATTAAACTCAGAATTAAGGGGAGGTGCAGTAATAGGCGACCCATTGATTATAGTGCCTGTAGACTGCCGTGTGTAACCTGCCATAGTTTATCTTCTCCCTGCCGCCGTAAATTCAAAGACCATACCTTGAATAGAAAATGATTCCGTCTGCCCTACGGTCACAAAAGTGGCTTGTGCAGAGAAACCTGATCCTTGAATGTCGCTGGTCATAATTGGCTTAGATGAGCCGCCATACAGTACGTTTGTGGCAGCATAATTAATGTTCCTACCATCGTATTGGGTAGGCGCTCCTGAAGATGTCTGTGAGTATGTGGATGGCGTTGAAACAGCCCCGTCACCCCAATCGTAGGTCATGGAAAGCAACATTTCTAACGGGCCTTCTGCCCGAATGAATGTATTTATCTTTCGCATTATTTTGCGTTGTTCTGTCTCGCCAAAATCTAAATAAGGTGTAGCGTAAATACTTACGATATCTTCACCATTAAAGCTTATGCCGTCTTCTTGCTTGTATACTTTGCCGTCATAATCACCGTGTAATATGAACTCTGTGGTTCCAATGTATCCACTAGTGCAGCAAGAAGCTCGAATACCTAAAAGTTCCCCAAACTCCCAACCAATAGAACCAGAGCTATTAGTTAATCCACCGATAATACCAAGACTATCCCCCGCCAAAACCCCACCGTCCCCGATAAAATACCTGACTTGAGACTTAGACCTAATCACAACGCCATTCAGCGTAGTCATGTCTTCGTTCTTAATAATATCAACTAGAGTGGCTTGTATGGGCTTACTTAATGTTTCAAGCTCCACATCCCCAATGCGAGAAGTTGAAGCGCACGGTCTGAAGCCATCAGGTGCGAGGAACATCAGATCCCCGCCGATTTCCAGTACACTGTCCCGTGCCACGCAGCCTACGTTTGCGGTGACCTGTGCGAGAGTAAAGTTACCAGAGCCATCTACCCCAATCTTCTTGATTGAGTTGCCGCCGAAAACGAATAAGTCATCACGGAACGGTTTAATCTGTACTACATCAAAGCCAGAAGCCAGTTGTCCACCACCCGCCGCAGTAGTCCAAGTATACGGATCATTAGGTGCGCTATGTGCTACTGCCGCTGCGGTAGCTTCGTGACCTGATAAGAAAACATGGTTCTCAAATACATCTACCAAAGCAGGGGCGTTCAGCGCCTGTGGGCCACCCGCAGTATTATTTGCAGCATCGTATCCACCAGAGTGAGAAGACTTGATTTCTTTCCAGTTTGCCCCGTTAAATACGATAGCAGGGTTTACCCCGTCTACGAAGACGATGTGGTTACCTGTGCCAAAGTTAAAAGTAGCGTGACGCAGCTTATCTACGGTTAATCCGTTCAGGGTCATCGGACGAGATACTGAGTGGTCTAGTGTATACTTACGCCAGCCAATTGATTTAGTGTAGAAGTAGAAGCTGTAAGTATTAGCCCCTGCATCCTGACGGGCGGCAATAATCTTAGTGGTATTCGTTACGTCTTCTTTAAAGATAGCCAGACCTAAGACCTTGCCCTGTCCTGTAGTCTGTCCATCAACCGTCACTTCGCCGTAGTCGCTATCAAATTGTGAGTAGCCTTCAATACGACGATAGCCCCCGAAGAGGCCTGGTTCGTAGTTAACAAGTCGTGTGGCTGATCCTGGTCTATTGTCCGAAAGATCTAGATGATTTTCGTTACTGTTCAGACCACCGCTACTGACTAGCTTGAAGGATTGAATTTGATCGGGCATCTAGAATTTAATCCTAGTGTCTCTTATGGAGACATTGTTGTTTATAAATAGTGTTTGCAGATCCTTAACGCCCTTCTCAAAGGCTATAAAAGCGACCTGGGCGGATTCCACGTTGTCTTTAAACATATATAAATGGTACAGCGCCCCATCTATTAGGACGGTATCATAGCTCTCTGGAATACGGGTGACATCTGTTGCATTAGTGATGTCTGTGTAATTCATAAAATAACGAAACTTTAATGTGTACGCTTTGTTTGGGGAAGGACTCACGCCATATCCATTACCGTGGCTTGGAAATACAAACTCTGGGATATCCCTACCTTCTGAACCAGCGGTGTAGTCGGCGTCACGATATGTAGAATACCATTCATCCTGTTCTATAAATTTAAGAGTTTTAAAACCTGCACCTAGATTATCGTCTGATTGGATTTGAAAACTATTCCAATCCGCTATTTTAAAATATTGAGGCCAGGCGTATTCTGTCTGACCTGCTACTAATGTGTCAGTCTCTTCTGCGGCGTTAAAAGGCCACCCAAACTCCGCTTGGTTGATCTTAGCTACAGCCGCCTTCACGGCATCCTTAACGAGTGCTTGAACACCACGAACCGACCCAAAGTCGGCTTCCGCAATCTCCACCTCATTCAGGCGTCGAAGGGTTTGGTTACACAGATCGATATAAGTAGATGGCATAATTTAACCTTAATTAAGTGAAGGGCGGGTACTTGACCCGCCCCCCAAGTAAGTGTTATGCGAGGTTATAGTTCGCCGTGAACAACGCCTCTGGGCGAAGGATCTTGCGTCCGTATAATTGCATGCCCCGGACAACATCGCTGAAGGTATCTGGAGAACGGAATGTCTCCACCTTGGCGATCTGATCAGCTACTGCTACAGCACTATCGTGACCAGCTACCATCACTCCGAAGTTAGTTTCGGAACCCGCAGCCGCTGTGGTGTCGAGGTTGCCAACGTAAGGCAGATTGTTCGACACATAGACAGTAAAGTTACGGATTTTAGCTGGGAGCTTGCCGTTACGGATTTCATCCGAACCACCGAAATCAGCATTTATTAACTTGCTCGATTCATCGAGAAGGATTTCTGCTACTAGGGGTGAGATTACGATATAACGCCCGTCTGTAGCTACATTGGCCTCATCCATCTTACGATTGATGCGGTTCATAACAGCTAATGGTGAAGTAATACCACCTGCTCCACCGCCAGCGGCGAGTGGGATAGATGTTACTTCGCCATCAGCACCCAAGTCAGAACCACCAAAGTCAGTGATATCCAGCTTGTTAGCCGCAAGCAATTCATCCGTACCTGCGGCAGTATTAGCTACAGAACCAGATGTGGTTGTGTTCCGTGCCCATGCACCTGGTGTTTTCCAACCAGACATATAGCCAAGAACTTCCGCATCGAATGCGTCACGAAGATCATAGCCAGCACGATCACTTGCTAAGTCCATGAAATTTAAGTGAGAATGCGCAACTTCAATATCCGCCAGTGTGAACTGCCAGTAGTTAGCTTTGTCTACAACCATCGTGAACGAAGTATCTGTCAGATCTTGCGTTGCGAGTGTTGTACCACGTTCCAGATTGTTGATAGTGATTGTTGGCTCACGGACGATGGTCACTGAATCTCCGTGTTGAGCGATCTCACCAGCGTAATCTGTGTTAGTCACAGCTTCGACTACAGAACTTTTCCTGAAAGCAAGCTGGGCTTTTTTACTGTAGATGACGGGCGAGAAGCCGCCTGAGTTTAGGTTGGTATAACCTGATGCTTTTGCGAATGCCATTTTATGTACTCCTTTGGAATGGCGGGGCGAAATGCCCGAACAGACCCCGAAGAGGACAATTGAGTGGCAGTGATATATGAGGGTGCGAGTGCCTAATTAGTTGCAGCTAACAAGCAAACGGGCCTCACCACACTGGTGGACTAAACGTCTAAATTCTTGGGAATAAGCAGAAACAGAGGTAGACCTTGCGGTGGCTCTATTCTGTGTTTTAAGAGGTAAGCCTCTTAGAAAATATGTCTCATGGAAACGTATCTTCAAAGAGTAAAGAGCAGTTGATACGTCACATACTCAGGTGACTCCTTGATCCTCTTTAATAAATACAGACCAAGACATAATCCAACTAGAAGAACACCCAACTGCCTCAGAACAGCCTCTAGCTGAATACCTTTATTATAGCACTTAACTATTTACTTTGCAAGCTACCTTGCTGCGCCAGTTTGGTCATAAACAAAACTTCCATTACGGACAGCCTCTTTTATGGCCTCTTCGTTCTTAATGAAATCTGCGTCTGACATAGATGCGATCTGACTTTCAGAAAATGCGCCACGTTGGTTTGTACTAGGGGCAGAACTAGATGTACGCCCTACTGCCTGTGCGGCTGACCTACTCTTACTCTTACGCTTGCCTGTATCCGCTTTATAAAGATCAATGGCACGGGAAGCTTCAACAGCGTTAGTGTTGTTTTTATACAAAGCATCTTGAATGTACTGTGGCTGCATAGCTACCCATTCGTGAAAGGAAGAATCCTGCCGAATGTCATGGAAATCAGGATGCATCTTAACAAGTTGTTGTTCAGCTTCTTTGCGGGTGAGCTTGTGTTCAAGCTGCTTTAGCCCTGCCATCCGCTTCTCGCCCTCTTCCAGAGCCTCGTTTGCACGTTTTCGAGCAATTGAATCAACAATTTTAGCAACGTCAGGGTATTTCTTTGACCACTGGTCAATCTCTTCATCAGTTTTAGGGAATTTAATTTGCCCCTTTGCGGCCTGTTCAAGTTGCGCCTTCATTTGAGCGACTTCTTGATCCTTTTGCTGCATCAATTGGTGAGAGTGCCGACGAAGATCTCCGTACCGTTTTTTGTACGTTGCATCTTCCGCATCAACTGGCTCGGGGCCACCTGACTGAACCTCTTGTTCTTTTGCTAACTCCTCGGAGTAAGAAAGACCATTATCGTCTTCATCTAAACGTCTATATTTTGCCATTGTATTTTGCCTCTTTGGGGGCCGCTCTTAGGCGGGTAGCCCGTTAGGACATGAACACCATTTTTGGTGTGTTCATCATGCCTGGTAGTTTGGATGTTTTGGGGTAGACCTCCTCGACTTCCTCATCTTCATCCAGCATGTCATCCACCTCTACGGCGGCGACTTCGATATCGATTTCCTCGGAAGGAACATCGTCTTCTGCCTCAGTAACCTCTTCAGGTTCTTCAGCTTCCTCTTCACCTGCGTATTGTATTAGGCCCATATCAAACATGCCCATGAGGCCCATTTCAGCCTCTGACTGCATATCCATGATATGTTTAAGTCCATGCCATTTAACCACGTTAGCGGGTAAAACGTATTCACCTTCGCTAATCATTGCTTCGATATCGTCCCGTACATTCTCTGCACTGGAACCCACGGGAATAGGATTTCCTGATACAGGGTCTGACATCATACCGCCCCCACAAGAACCATCGCAATCACCACCGCATCCACAAGACATGCCGCCGTGGTACATCTTCATCTTTTCATCATTCTCTGGATCGTCAGCTTTAGCTTTCTGGATGGCCTCTCCACGGGCCTCTTCGTAATCACTAAGTTTACCGTCTTTATCTAAGTCGGCTTTCTTCTGATCTAGTTGAAATCTGTTATTAGCCATGTCCAAACCTTCCTGTGTGGTGATGCCTTTTTGAGAGGTGGCAAGACCACCAAGTGCGTACTCTGGGGCATCGCCACCAAAAAAACCTACTACGTCATCTCTAATTTCCCCGGCATGAAACATTGCGTCTTTAATGCGTTCTTTTATTGAGACATCTGAGCCGTCTTGTGGTGAGTACATATCGCTCTCGCCAGTGTAGAACTGTTGCTCTGTCAGATCGGTGTTAAAGAGATTTTGAGAACGCCACTTAGAATACTCAGTAGCCATATCCTCATCTTCAAACATGGGCAGCTTCTCGCCCGTGTACTTATCGTAGGGGCCATTCTCCGCATAGTAATCAAAGAGTTGTTTTAAGTCGTACGGCTTGCCGTTAGTGGGATCGATTGTTGGCGTAACCAATATTGCGTCACCATATTCAAAAGATGATGATTTCTCAGAGTACGGTTCTTTGTTCTCTGCATTCGTCCAGACAGGCTTACCGTTACGGGTGGTTACCCCAGCTACTTTTTTTGGCTCTAAGTCCATTATTCTGCACCCTTAATCACTTCGTCACGAAGCGTTTTAAATCTACGAAGTTCTTTTATTGCCCCCTGAACTTCTAAAATTCTCTGGGGGTCTTTTTGTTTTTCTAGAAGGTCACGAAGACCTTCAATTCTAGCCGCAACGTAATAGTGCAGTAGGTTCATTTGCTCTTTGTTATTCACCAAAGGAAGCAATAGACGATAAAAGCTCTTATCCATTATTTACCTGTATTTTTAGGGACAGCTTTTGTGCCAAATTGGCGTATATAAGTCATGTCCTCTGCGTAAGCTTCCGCCCAGCGATTTTCCGTAAATGTTGCGAACAGGATAAGTTGGTTTACGTCTAAGCCTAGAACTTCTGTAATTTCCTGTAATTCAGACACTTCTTCACGCAAGCTTTCGATAATATATGCTTGCTGGGATACCCACCAAATTGCACCACCGAACTGAATAGCCATAGCTAAAACCAAAGCTATAGGTAATTTTACGTTATTCATTGATCACCTCGAAACAGTACAACGCAATGTTGTTGGTAGTGACTAGAACACTCGCCTTAGTCATTTCTTCCATGCAGATTTTCTCGCTAGGATACTGGCCTAGCTGGTAATGCGTTACGTTGCTATTCAATATCTGAAAAAACAGAAGTACCCACATTACTGAGGCTGTCCTTGTGGTGCGGCATTAGGGGGTGCGGGTTGCTGCCCCCCATTGTCTCCACCACCTGCGCCTGTGAAGCCTTCTGCTCCTGGTACGGGAGCCTCTCCTGGTGCTATGTTTCCGCCGCCTGTTCCTGTCGGATCACTAGGATTAGGTGGGCCACCTTCTGGGGGCGCTGGAGGGCCTTCAGGCTGGGGCATCATCGCTTGGATCTCTGCCATCATCTTAGCTTGTATAATCGCCTCACGTTGATCGTTAAGGATCTTGTCTTCATCCAAGTCCATCGACGCCGCCAACTCACGCAAAACATAATCGTATTTAACAAACGGAGCCATCTGTTGGTTCTGGGTCATCTGCATGAACTGGAGCAGACGCTGGCTGCGGATCTCATTACGCATTAGGCTTTCCGTGCCTTTAGCAATAACTTCCAAATCCCCAACAAATTCCTTGTCAAAGTTAAATTGCATGTTGAAACTGAATAACGCCTTACCCAGCGGAGCCAATAAGTAGTCATCGATGTTTCGCACCACCGCTTTGATGTTAGCCTGTGCAGCACCCATCAACATCGACATACCACTAGCGGTACGACCTACCCCCATAACTCCTGTAGTGCCGTGAGAGTAGCTAGGAATGCCTGTAGCCTCATCAGCAAGCTGGCGGGACTTATCAAACATCATCATTAATTCTTGCGATACGTTAGGGAATTTGGTTCCAAATATGGCCTGTCCTGGCGCACCCGCCTGACGCCGAAACACCTTGCCTGGGTACACACTTAGATCCTGACCAGGTACTAGATTAGTTTCATCAATCTCAATCAGAAGGTTACCTGATAGCGCCCCGTTATCAATTGCCATACGGTAAAAACCGTTCATTAGAAGTTGGGTATCTTCCATGTTCTCTGCAACACCAATACCAAAAAAGCTATACGGGTTAAGCTCATATGGAACTGCATGGTAGGGAATACGGCTAGGAGTGAACGGATTTAGCACTAAACGCAGGATTTGACCGTTACAGACCCATATATTGACCTGTATTTCGTCCTGATCCTCATATTCGTCTGGGATGTCCAGATCGGCTTCTTCAGCCAATTCGGCATCAATAACGCCCCAATACTCCAGTACTTCGTAGCGATCTATTTGATCTGAACTGGCATTGTCCTCTAAAGCGTCTTCCCAATAGGCTCTGGTGTAGCTAGGGCCATACTCAATCGCCAATTCAATGCTTTCATCACGGAAATGGGGGCGTTTCTTTAGTCCCCGCATCTGAGAGCGGTTTAAACGATGCCGTTGTACCGTATACTCAGCTTCCGCCATATTTCTGGCGTCTGGATCGGGATAGAAGTCCCAAATGCTGACGAATTCTACTTTAGGAATAGTTTCAAAGAGAGGATCGTACTCACCTTCGTCAGTCCAGCGAGGATATTCCTTATCGTGGGCAAATGGCCCTTTGATTAGGCCATGCCCCAGCAATGCACACTCAAATGCCATTGAACGTAGGTGCTTAGACGCTTGAGACTCCTCAAGCTGGTCATGCATACGCTTTTCCATCTTCTGAGCGGCAGCTTTAGCAGGTTCAAACGTAATAGAACCAGGATTTGTACCTGCACCAACCTCAAGCTCGCCCTCAATCGGCTTTAACTTCTCTGAGTACACACCTAACTCTTTGGCGATCTCAGGACGCACGATATTACGAGGTACTTTGTAGTCTACGCCTACTTTATCTTTAACTTTTTCCGTTGTCAGGGAGTTAGGATCAAAATGTACAGCGTCAGCCACGTTATTTGGGAATTTACGCTGCTCAATACCAAGTGGATACTTGCCACCAGCAAAAAGTACGTCCACAACCTGTGCGTATGCGGCTAATACCTTAGTTTTTGTAATTTTAATAAATGCTTGGGACTTCTCAGTGTCAGTGAACTGTACATCTGCCCCGTATATACCACGGTAATTGCGGTATGCGGTCAGCCATCGGTCTTCGTCAGTGCGTCGATGGTCTTTTGACCTACGAAACTGCCCGTCAATAAACGAAACAACCCCAGAATACTCTGTATTCTCCTGCTCTACGTCACCATCTTCTTCCAAAGCCACTACACGATCCGTTTCGGTAGCGTCTTCCATGTTAGAATTTTCTGGTCTGTCCATTAAAGCCATATTTTAGTATCCAAATGCTGAATCTGATGGTCTGTAAGTGCGTTCAGGTACGCCTCTACCCATATCGAAAGGTGAAAATGCCCTAGGTCGGCTCATTATTCCGTAGCGAACACTGTCGTAGGCATGGTCGGTGGCGTATCTAGGATCGATGTCATCGCTACCCTTGGGATCAGATGGTATCGAAGGAAGATCCGCTATAATCTGGCGGCAAGTATCAAAGAAAACTATACCCGGTTGCTCTGTAGCTTCGTCTACCTTCAAGCGTTGATGAAATTGGTTCTTACCAGCTACCCTTGCTCCAGAGGATCTATCACTAGGACGCCATCTGCATCCCATGTTTATCATTTCCTCTGCAATGGAAGGGCCTATTTGTCCTCGGTTGTGCCAACATGAGCTATCCAAGACGCCGTAGTTAATCCTGTCTCCCACTTCAGCTTCCATAACAGCGGCTGCTAAGTCTTTGCCTGTATGCTTACTGAGATATAGCTCCCTATAAACGATCAGAGTTTCGTAGGCAGGGTCTATTGCGAACCAGTGTACTGCACTCCACGAACTATATCCGTAATCCGCTGATCTAAATCGTACCCATTCAGATGGTATGTCGAAAGGTTCTACCACATGAACCGATTGTTTAAACTCTGGGAACGCAGCGCCATCCGCTACCGCCCAATCCCCTTCTAGTAATTGCCGTCTTTGGTTCTCTGGCAAAGACAAAAGATTTGCCTCATACGCCCCATCGTCAGCTAGGTAAGGGTTATCGTATAAACTCGCAGGAATGAACCTGCGGTAGAATAAAGGATCACCTGCCTTTTCATGCGTTTCGGGGTAAACAAGGGGTTTACCTGTTTCGAGGTCTTGCGCCACAAACTTTTTGTTTGGTGGAGCGGGATCTATAAACATCTTCTTGACCCATTGATGCCCAGGGCCACCTGGGTTCGTCGTTGCCCGCATGTAGGTAGGCAAATCAGGGTCTGTTGTACGCAATCGAGATCGTAAATAATTGAAACTGTAGGGACTACTATACTGAGTTAGTTCATCTACCCCAATGTAGGAGAAGGACTGACCTTGGTAACGCATGACATCTTCGTCACGCTCAAGATATGTCATCCATAGTCTTGCTCCAGAAGGGAACGTCCATTGGCTTTTCTTTTCCTGCCATTTCGCTCCTGGGTACGCTTTCGGATAGAGTTCTTGTGACTTGAAAACCAACTCACGCAATTCGTCGTTTGTGCGGCGAAGGATGAGTCCACTGAATGCAGGATTTGAAAAATAGCGCATGGGATCTGCGAGTAGACTGTAGCTTTTTCCGCCTCCCGCTGCGCCCCCGAACAGGACTTCTCTCTCTGGCGCTGCGAGAAAATCGGTTTGCGGCCCTGGATTTGGGGCGAATACGACTTCTTGGGTTTGCTTTTGTGTGGCGATAGAGCCAAAGTCGAGTGTGTCCGAAACCGTGGTGTCTTCATCAGAGCTTTCAAGTTGTGCCAGCTTCTTTTCGGTCATGGTCAGAACACGTTTGGCATCTGACTTCTTACGCTTGACCGCAGCTAACTTCTTTTCTTCGTGCGTCTTAGGGCGGGTTTTCTTACGCTGCTTGGCTAACTTCTTTAAGCGTTTGGAGTTTGGCCTACGCTCTTTCCAGATGTTAATGATGCCTTGATGGCTTATCTTAACCCCGGTCTTATCGGTCAGCCAATCTGATACTCTGCGACTTGAGTGGCCTTCCTCTAATCCATCTAAGGCTTCTTCTACCAACTTCACCATTTCTGGGTCAGGGACAGCTACTAGTGGATCGTCGGGGCTTTCAACGTATGCATAAGGTAGCTTGGCGGTAGAATTTACACGTTTCTTATTCTGCCACATCCTGTTTCGGTGGTAGGATGAACATACCGCCGCCTGTATTGCTTACTTCTATCTGCTCTTTTTTGACCAGACCAGATCGATCTAAAACTTCCCGTGCCGCTGAAATGGCGTTCCGTGCGCCCAGGGAACTAGGGTCTTCTAGTACGTTAATAATTCCATACGCCGCTTTAGGGGCATTCATAGCCAACATTAGAGAGGCACGTTCTACAATCTCATCTTTTAGGGGGTTAACCACGTCAGATAGCCTTGTAGTAGAAGCGTATCCTGCAATGTTCATGGCAGTACGAATATTGCCCTGGGCTTCACCCATAAGACAATCTAGGAAAGCTTGTTGCTTTTCTGAATATTCTTTCTCTATGCGGCTCATCCCATTGTCCTCATATATACGAACCCAGCACCTATGGACGCTGTAAATACGATCCACCAAATGCGCTCAAAGAACTGAAGCTTATGGCCTCTGGACGCAGTAAGCTGGTCTAGCTTAACGATACGATCCCAAAGAGCTTTCTGTTGGTCATCAATATTATCCATACGCTTAAAAACAGTAATCATACGCTCTTCCATGCGGGCGAGGGTGATAACTGCGTTTGAGAGTGCGTCCAACTTATCCTCAATTCGGGTAAGGCGATCTTCGCTCATTTTTTCTTCCTCTTAGGTTTCCAATTTACCTTCTTGGAAGAAGTTTTCTTTGCCGTGGCTGCTTTACCTGCCTTAGTTTTACACTGAGCCATAGTGGGCCTACAGGCAGGGTATGACCCACCACTCTTTTTAGATTTACGCCCACAGGGGCCACCTGTCTTGCAGTTAACCCAGCCCTTGCCGCCGTTCTGACCGAACCACTTTTTTAGGCCGCTACCTGTGCTACTTTTTTTTGCTGCCACTTTTCTTACCGCCTATGTTGTAATTTTTAGCACCAACTTTGCGGCAACGAACCATGTGACCGCTGCGGTATGCAGAGTTCTTTGGCATTGCTCTGGTTACTTTTTCGTAACAGGCATCCTTCTTGGTTTTCTTTTTCTTAGCCGCCATTTATTTACCCACTTCTTTTTGTGCTTTTTTATGGGAAGCGGTAAAACTCATTCCATCCTTCATAAGCTTACGCATCATAGCCATATGCTTTGGGGTGTGATGCGAGGAATGACGTTTCAGAGTTTCTTTCTGGCGATCAGTTAATTCTTTTTTCTTTTTAGTAGCCATCAAATCACCAATTCTTACATGACCAATAGCGGGCCGTTAGTTTAGATTTAGCCGTGTCGCACTTATGTCTGGCACGGAATGATTTACGGCGTTTAGGGTTGCTCTTCTTAATTTTCATATCAGGGTCGCCATACCTGACGATCTTTTCCTTGCCGCCCTCACATGCCTTAACAACAAACTTCTTAGGCCCGTCAGGTGTGCGGCGGGGCTTGTTGCACTTCATCTTAGATTTATCGATCTTTGCCATGCTGACTTCACATCTTATAAATATAAAAAAGGTAAGCGCCGCCTACCGCCATGCCGAAAATAAGAATAACCCCGGCGAAAATAGAGATAGCTTCTATAAGCTCTTCTCTTTCCTTCTGGCGCTGCTTCTCAGCCGCTTTGCGTGCTTTACGAGCCTGTCCCTGGTATTCTACCCAGCTATCGTACAATCCAGGGCGTCCGTAGAGCCGCATATGACTTTCAAGCTGGCGGCGTTGTTCTTTGATCTGATCTAGGGCTAGGAAGCTCTCAAAGTCGGCTGTATCTTTGCCCATGACCTTTTTAAATATCGACTTCTTATCGCTCTCAGCTTTGTCTTTAAGACTGTCTTCTGCGCTTAAAAAGTCACTGATCGATTTACCGCATTGAGCTAATTCTCTACCATTCTGTACAGCGGATTTAATTACCCCGAAGGCAGCATTTGCCATCGCAATTTCTGCAAGCATTACCCCCTCCCCGAAGTATGCTAGATGTTTTGCCCCTCTAATTTAAAACAGTAGGGCTTGGTCACCAGTTGCAGTCTATTCGCTGCGTATTTAGCAATTTTTAACATTTCTCCTGCACACTCGTTTCGAGTGGAGTAGAAAGTATTGGGCTTCATCTGTACGTCGCAACTCGAAACATCGACTACGGACATACAGAGAAGTAATACCCCAACAAACATTATTTCTTCTTTTTAGAAGCCATACCGCCGTAGCTGTATCCAGGCTTCTTTTTCATCGCCATACCACCGCCCATCATCTTAACCTTCGCAGGTTTACCCACAGGAGGATTAGACGCACCGCACTTCGCTTTAGTCATCTTCATGTTTCTTTTCCCTATCAACGTAATGATCTGCTTGCTCAACTGTTGTTGAAGCTTCATCAAAACCAAAGAATTCGTCGTAACCACGAAATATAAGGTTTTCATCCTGGGCCTGGCGGGTAGAGATTAATCCCTCAGATAGGAGATAATCTCTGACCTGCTCTAGACTAAGCTTCTTGCCTGTGGCTTGAAGAATGGCGGCACGGATGTATATGAGGTTTACCAAGGGTTTCCTTACTAGGAACTAACCCAATGCTTGTATTGTAACATTAGTTAGAACCTATAGTCAAGACCATAACAAATAAATTAGCTATGGTATGTTTTTAGGGTAGACAAGTCTGAAAATCTTGGTATACTAAAGTAGTTACGCCCCCCGGTATATATATAACATACCTATGGTTTAAATACTTTATGGTGAATCTCACCACGACATATACCCATATCCTTTAATTGCCTGTCGGACATATTCTGTAACAGCCAATAGTTAGCTCGTTGCTGTTGTGATTTCTGGATAGATTTAAAGATACCATTAAGGCTGGCAAACACATAATTCATAATATTCTCCATAGTTAAGTGTTTTAGTAACTATATTATACCAAACCATAACTATGGTTACCTCTATGTATTACGAATACCCGCTATGCAGTCCGTAGCCTTCTCAACAGATACCTTAAACCATTCACCTCTACGATCAGAGGATATTACATCTAAAAGCTTATGAGCCATAGATTCATCCTTACGCCTATCCTCAGACGATACCGCACAATGCAGGACATAATCCCTAAGAGGGCTAGAAGTCTGATAGCTACTGCACCTATCATTAGCATCAATAGCCATACCTACCTTAACCCATTCGGGCCAAGCAGGATTAGAGATTACATAAACGTAACCTTCTTTCGTAGAAGGTAAGTTTTCAAAACTAGAGAATGCAGCGTCATTAAAACTCTTATAACGACCAGGTTTATGAAGTGGATGAGAGAATGATATATACTTACCGTCCACCCACATACGACTGCGGTTATGTGCGTCTTTTAAAGCACCCTTAAACGGCATCAGTTCACATCAAATAGATCTTCTACAGCCGCTACGCTGTCTTCCATATTACGGGCTACTTCCCGTAGCTTCTCCCCTTGCCGAACAAGCTCATGGGCAACGACATAAAGCTGAGTATAATCGCCACTATCAACTAAGAAATCTTTAACCGTATCTGTAACGCCAGATAGCTCAATCCTAGCCTCATTAGGCTCCTCTTCATCACCTACATAAATCAAAGCTACTAGGTAACATATTCCGTGGTCATCTACTTCAATATCGATGTCCACATTGGCACTAACCTCTAGGGCTAGATCCGCACTGTATTCACTCATAAGAGATCCACATATTAATAACAGGTTTCCCTGTATTATGGATATTAGCTAAGTACCATAACTGAGTCAATAGTAACTTTGCAAAGTTTACATTTACAGTTGCTAAGTTTGCAAACTATTGTACGATGTTGACGGTTTTAAATCCTGACCCGCAATACTGGGCCTGTTTACGGTTATGATTTCCTGAAAATAGGTAGGGTTTGTATACGGTACGGGTACACCCCCCCCTGGCACTCGCCCCCCTCAAAGAAAATAAAACCTAACAAATAAAATATATAGATAACAATAAATTGCCCTGGTATTTAGTAGGGATTTATCATGCTGCAACCTTTTAGGTCATAGTTTCAAAGGGAAAAAATAAGCAATAATAAGGGGATAAACTTTCAATTGATTGCGGGAATTGGTCGAAGGTTTAAAGCCCTGGGAAAATGCACCAGAAAAACGCCCCGGAATTCTGTTGATAATTTTTAAAGGGCGGCGGGAAGGGCTTGGCGGTGTACAATATCCCGTACCTTTCCCCCTATCAGATCCCATCAAACCTCATCCCCTGGACATAATACCCACATAAGCCCCCAGGGATAACGCCCCAGGGGAAGCAATATCGTTAAGGGGACGGGTTCCTATATATTATAGCACTTTGTCCCCTTAAGGGATAACGCCCCAGGGGAAGCAACCCCAGGACATAGAAAAGCCCCCTTCAATGGGGGGGCAATTCCTGGGGCTTTGAGGGGTTTGGTTTTATACCTTAAAAACCCCGCCAATAGTTTCCCCCTGGTCTATCATTTGGGTTGCACCAGTTTGCAGCAATTCGGTTAAATTAAAATCGTATCTTTCCGCAAAGCTTGGCAACTCTTGCGGGTCGATATAATTTAAACCGCCTGAAGTATCTGCAACCTTTGAACCATCCCGAAACCATATTTTAAACATCGGCTGACTCCCCTTGCTCTAAATTATGGTCTAAATGCGGGGCCTGATTATATAGAGTCCCTGCAATTATATTGATAGCATCCGGGGCCTCGTAAACCCCATAGCGTTCAAAAAACCCGGCCCCTAACTTAAAACAGGTTTTCGCTATTAGGTCGGTGTTGTCGATAGAGTTAACCCTAGTTTCCTCTAATACGTTTTTTATTTGTTCAAACATTACACCCGCCCCCGCAATGCTTTTGGTTTTTTGTTTAACCGTTTAGTTTTTGGCTTGCTGGTATTAACTACGGTTAAATCGTGGGTGATGATCCGGGGGGCTTTCTTTCCCATTGCCCCGAATTTTTTGGATTTAGCTTGACCGCTTGTGTTCGTGGTTTTCATTATGCCGTTTGGTTTTAGGGTTACGCTTTTCATTTTGTTTGGTCCTTTTGTTTAGCTAGTAAGCCCCCCAGGCAATCCAGGGGGCGCATTGTTTCAGAATAGAAAGGGGGCGAATTGTATTAGGTATAAAATACCAAATAAGGATAAAGCCCCCACCAGGTCGCCTATAAAACCTTTCACGCTGCAAAGCTTTCCGCCATGCCAAACAACCCCGCATTCAGGCGCACGTTTTCGGTTAGGCTTGTGATTGCTTTTGCTTTGCGTTTAGTCCAAATCGGTTTTGCTTTGGTTTTAGAATAGACCTGAACACCCCCCCGCAGCACCGACTCTTGCAACCTATTGAATACAGTGTAGCAGTCATTTCCCCCATCCCCTAGGCGGCGAACCTTTAGGGCTTGCTGCATTGTTTCCCACGTTGTGGCTCTTATCCCGTTTTCGGTCCCTTCCAATTCCTGGGGGGTTGCTACCATATCCCAGCGCATTTTGAGGGCGTCATATGCAAAGTCTAAGCAATCGTTTGATGATAGGTTACGACTCCGCATTGTCTCAATAGACTCCATCATGGAGTCCAGGTTCTGGACCTGGTGAGTCAAAAGGTTTTCAAATTCCCTTGCGGTCACTTTGGAATGGCGCAACTTAGCGTCAAACCCTTCCCCTTCTTTGATCAATTGATTGCTACAAACCGCCCTAAAATTGCCCGTCATCAATCGCAGACTCGAGCGTTTATTATGGCTGTTAAACAGTACCAGGTTTTTTTGATCCTTTTTCCCGAATTCGGCAGGACGTGCAAAGCTTATCATATGCTCTTGATAGGGAGTCATTGCCGGGGTTCTGCTAGGTTTTTGAATTGCCTTAGTAGGAACAAACCCATAGTCAGCAAGAATATTGATTGCGGATTCCGTATCAACAAAACCATATCGACTCGAGGTATTAGGGCTTGCCGTTTTAGTAAATGCCGCCGGGCATGTTTTGGCTATGTCCTCAAATGTGAGGGCGGTTTGGTCGTTTTGTATTGTGTGAATTAAATCAAATGGCATTTTGTGGTCCTTTGTTTAGCTAGGTTTTTGTTGCAATAAGCTGCAACCCAATGCCCCCCAGGAATTGAGGGGGGCTAAGGGTTAGAGCCTAGGCAGGTACAAAGTGATGTGAATCCCGAATGCGTTCTGCTAATGGCATATCAATTTTATTGATCCGGGCGAATTGCTCTGTTAGCCGATCCATTTTATTGCAGAGTCTTTCACTATCTTCGCCATATTTTGCGTTAAGGGCTAGGCGGTATGCTTTGGTTGCATCTGTTAGCAAGTCCAGGCGATTCCAATCGCAATTTTCAATCTTATGAATACGGTCCATAAAATCGGAATGTTTCTTTTTATCGGCGGCAATGCATGCGGCGGATTCTTCAGATATTTGATCAAGCTTTTTTTGCGTGTGGCGGTCCTGCAAATAGATCGTGACATATGCAAGCAATGCTGCAGTTGCGATGATAACAAAAAGATAAGCTGCAACGAAAAACGGGTTAGTTAATGTTTCATGTGTCATTTGTTTGGTCCTTTGTTTAGCTAGTTAGGGGCAAGGTGTAAGCCCCGCCCCTTAATTGATAACCATGATTCGTAACTTAGTAAAGGGTTTTTATTAGGTGCTACCCAAAAACAATTGAACCCACCCAAAACCAAACCACCGCAAAACCGACGATATAATAGAGGGCGCTAGGCATTATGCCGCCCCCTGAAATTCTAAGGTTTCGGGGTTGTCTATAATAAAGGGACTCTTACTTGCCTGGATTGCTTTCCCCCCCTTTAATTTCAGCCCCACAATAACGGGGCCAGAATTTAAATTGATTAAATCTGATTTGTCCCCATCAATCACAATTCTATTTAAAAAGGTTTTTGGCATGCCCCCCCTAAATACCGCCGATATCGGGGCGCTAGTTTTTAGGGCTTTGTTTACCTGGTTTTGATATGCCGGGGCGGCACTATATGAAAACATCAATTTATAGTTTTCGGGGGTTCTGCCTAATCGGGCGGCAAGTTTTGTGTAGTCGTAAAATAAAGCCTGGGGAAACATTTGCGGAATCCCGTACTTTTCCCAGGCGATATCCGAAATTGTATTGAGTCGGAATGCCGCCCGTTTTTGTTGCTTTTCACATTTACGAATGAATGCGGCAATTTCCTTTTTGAGGGTTTCCAGGAATTGCGCTTGATCATCCCTCCATAAATCCGATTTTGATTGTCTGGCCCTAGCAACAGAATTCATTTGACCCCGTCCCGCCGATACCAGGCAATCAACAGAACACTGCGCAATATCCCTTGCGGGGCATATTATAGCGTTTGGCATTAGGGATAGGCTAGCAATCAAGTAATCTGTACCCGTTTGGGTTTTCAGAATTTTGGTATTACTGGCATTTGTGTTGAGTAGTTTCATTTTCTTTGGTCCTTTTGTTTAGCTAGTAAAAAAATCGGGTGGTTAAATCCCGACTCTTAATGACCATAACAAAGGTAAATTGATTCGCAATTATAAAAACCAAATTTATAATTTTAAAAAATGCTAAGAAAAATTGTCAGAATTTTGTCATAACTGACCATCTAATAAGCAGAAAAATGCTATCGCTATCATATCACCTAAGTAGCCCTTTAATAATGATTGACGTGCGAGTATTTTTTAAATTAAACCTAATTCCATTAGAGCAGGAGACTATTAATATGATACTAGGACCAGGACAGGCTAAAGAGATTGGAGAGGCGTTGGTGGATGCATCTGAACGATCCATTGAAGACGATAAGGACCACTATGTTATTTACTTAGATGAAGCTGGGAAGGCTGTATGCATGGCTGTTGACCCTGATGCCAACAGTTACGGTTACAAGATAGTAGCTCATGTAACAGCCCTTTAAATACATCTGACGTGCGAGTAAATTAGCCCCCTTTGTGGGGCTTTTTACATTTATACTGATACTTGATTCGCAACAAAAAACCCCCCGACTATAAAACCGGGGGGCTGTTCTTACACAGTGAACAGTGTGAACAGGGAGGATGTTCACGAGCTAAGATTAGCACAATCACTTAACAAAGTGCAAGTAATTATTTTCTTATTGACTCCGACTCGATACCACAACTATGGTCATCCTATCCGCATAACCACGGGAGGTTGTAGAATGGGATCGATTAAATACTTAGAACGGCATGTGCTGTCCACAGGTCAAATATCTTGGGGTGCAAACCCATCTAAGGCGGTGCGAGAAGCACTCCTGGTAAAATATGAAAGCTACCAAGAGAAAAAAGACGCCGTTGACCGCTGCATGGAATGGGAGAAGGCATTTCTAGATTACAAACGAGGGATTGATAGGCAAAAGCACATCAGTGAGAACTCTGTTAATGGATTAATAGCTGCGTATAAAAATACATCCAATTGGGACCGTCTTTCGGTCAATAGTAAGAATACATACCAGCAACTTATAGATTCTGTGATCAATACTCGCATAGGACGCTCAAATATCGTCTTTGGTCAGACCCTGCACCACAATATCACCGTAAAAGTAGTGGAAAGCTTACACAAACAACTGTGTAACGATGTGAGTGAGCATCGTGCAAACCATGTGTGTAAAGTTTTACGCCGTGTGTGGTTCGTAGGTTTCCGTTTAGGTCTTACACGTTCCAACCCCTTTTCTAAGATGGGTCTAGCCACTCTACCCTCACGGGATGTTCGCTGGGAGAAGGAACACATAGATATATTTGTAGCTAAAGCTGACGAAATGGATCTGTGGTCGATAGGTACGTTAGCCTTGATGTGCTACGATCTATGCCAGCGTATTGGAGACATGCGACAGATCCGTTGGGGCAATTATGATCTCCAAGATGATGGCTTCTTCGACTTTGTGCAGGAGAAGAGCCGCACGGTTCGTAAACCGCAAGGCAACCTAGTGTCTGTCCCTGTTGTGAATGAGCAACTGAAGGAACGGCTCGACAGCCTAACCCGTGGCGGCAAAAATGACTTCATTATTCTTAATGAGCGTACAGGTCGGCCTTACACTCGGTGGGCTTATAAGACGGTAGCAGAGGTGCGCAAAGCCGCTGGGCTACCCGAAGAACTCAAGATCTCAGACTTACGCCGTACTGGCGCTACAGAGGCTGGAGAAGCTGGTCTTACAGAAGACGAAATCATGGCGCTTACAGGCCATACTTCACGGGAAGTGGTGAGTGTCTACGTCAAGAAAACCCGCCGCATGGCAGCAACCGCAGCAAGAAAAAGGCACGGAAGATGAGAAATGTAAATGAGGCAAGAGCAGCCTTTGAAGATGAACTGAGGAAGGTATTTAAGTCAGCGGATATTCCTACATATCATATTTACCCGCTCACTGAACGGTTTATCGATTTAGTTACTGCCATCCGCTGGGAGCTAAGAAAAACAGATGGACGTTAGGATACCTCCAGAACTGGAGCGTCACTTGGAATCTATTGGGGTGCTTACTAACAACCCATTAGACGAACATGAAGACCTTCCCCACCCAAATGTATTTGAATTTAACAAAGTAGAACTAGACGATAATGGAGAACCGCCTTGGTAAAAATATTAGCTAAACTTGTTGGACTAACTCAACCTACCATAAATATGGATGCCAGTTCGCCCGAAGAACTGATCTCTTATGCTGCCAGGGTTTCCAACCCATCTAACCAGGCCAACCATAAGACAGCCGAGGCGCTTCTTAAATACTGCATGAAGAATAAGCATTGGTCCGTGTTTGAGATGGCTAACGCTGTTGTAGAGGTCAAGGCTCCTAGGGATATAACCCGTCAGTTATTGCGTCACCGCAGCTTCAGCTTTCAGGAATTCAGCCAGCGATACTCAGATGAAATAGAATTCACAAATCGTGAGTATCGTAGGCAAGATACAAAGAACCGTCAGAACAGTGTAGATGACCTGACCGACGAAGTTAAAACCCGAAACGGTTTCCTTACTCTTGATGTTAAAACAGCGGCGAAAGAAGCCTATGAAGAAATGAGGTCTATGAACGTAGCCAAAGAAACAGCCCGTGCGCTGCTTCCAGAGGGGCTTACGATGTCCACGCTCTATGTGAACGGCACACTACGGTCCTGGCTCCATTACCTGGATGTACGGGACGATGAAGGGGTCACGCAATGGGAGCATGTCCTATTAGCCCGTGAAATTAAAAAGGTTATGACCCCAGCGTTCCCCATTATTATGGGTGATAACAAACCGCAGATCAGACCAATGACTGATGAAGAAAGACAAAGAGCAACCTATAAGTCTATACAGAATCAATACAGGTAAGGGGTGACCCGACCAATTTTAACCAATCCAATCCAATGATACTAGTTAAGTTACTGATATCATTGGATTTTGGTTGCGGGAGTAGGATTTGAACCTACGACCTTCAGGGTCTGCGAAACTTATTAAATATCAATAAGATACAGAGATATCAATTAGTTAGGCTAAAAACCTATCACCTTACTAAATACCACAATTAACTGTTGACTAGTTGACCATTGACTGTATCCTACGGACACCCCGTCCAGGGGTGGAATACCTAGGGAGGGTATACAATGAACTTTAGTTATCGTGACCAGTGGGACATATTACAATCTATAAATCTTACGGATGGTGAGCATAAGTCTATAGATTGCCCGTTCTGTGGTGGACGTAAGAAATTCAGTATATCCAAGATGGACGGTAAAACTCTTTGGAACTGCTATAAAGCAAGCTGTACAGCTAAAGGTGTATACTCTGGTCCCAGGACTATTGAAGAAGCTAAAGCGTATATGGCAGGAAAGAATAAAACAAAGTTTGAGAAAAAGACTACCCCTCTACCCACAATGGTTACGTCGATAGATAATCACCCCGCCGCAGTGGAATATATTAAATCAGTTAATAGTTATGAAGCTTACCAAGATGGGTCAGTTACTTTGAAGTATTGCCCTAATGAGGACAGAGTCCTTTTCTATACACATACTAGTGAAGGTGCTGTTGGTAGAAGCCTCTCTAGTAGAGGCCCTAAGTGGTGGTCATATGGAAATACACAGGCTGGAGTTCACGTTGGTAAGGGATCTACAGCGGTACTAGTTGAAGATGCAGCTTCTGCCTGTGCTGTATCCAGATGTAATAATACAGTAGGTGTCGCACTATTAGGTACGAACCTAACTAAAGACCTCGAAAAATCACTTAATAGTTACAATAAAATAATTATTGTCCTTGACAATGACGCTAAACAAAAGGCAGTGTTTATGTGTCGGGCTTTATCTAAGTCCACAACAATGAGGATAACTAAGTTAGATCTAAAGGTTCTAAACTTACAAGATACAGAGAGACTGCTAAATGATTATTATTGACACTAAGAATACTACACTTAAATCTAAATATAAGTGGTCTTATTTGATATCGTCCACCGCAGGTAAGTCATGTAGGACTGCCTCAAAGATGTCTGCTAAGTGCGATAGATACGGGCCTAGTACTTTTACCGCTATTTGTACATATTCACTTCATCCACACCTTGGCCCCCCTGCTCTTTAAGTTTATGGGGGCTGTGCAGGTAACAACTGCACTATGGATAATCTATCATTTTAAAGGTGTACTATGAAATTACGAGCGTTGGTCCTACTGGACTACGATCTGCCAGATGCAGGATTAATTGAAGCTGCTGATCAACAGAAAGCACTCCAGAGCAAGGTAGACGAAATAACTAAAGGTAATTCAAACATTGTGTATAGCACAGTGGATATGCGTGAGCGCAGAGGGGATACCCAACCTGACTTAAAGAAGATGAAATTTCGTCAGACATAAATAACTGTAACAAAACAGTTTAATCTACATTAAGGCCCTGGGTTTTACCTGGGGTCTTTTTTTATCTTGATTACCATTACTATGGTCCTCTATACAGTGATTGTGGCATCACGCTACAGCTAGCTAGAAAGGGCCAAACATGGATAAAGCATTGTTGAAGACGCTACTGTCTTCAGAATTCTATCAAGCAAATAAAACAAAAATGAGGCAGTCACTATTCACAGGTAACAATGCAGAGGTTTATAAAACCATTGCCCAGGCACAGGATAAATATGATCAGGATGTTAATACTAACGACATCCTAGCAATCTGGGCCACCAACAACCCCGTAGCTACAGTTTCTGAGAAAGAAGACTTTGCTGATACGTTAGCGGAAGTGCGGCAGCAAACACCCCTGACACAAGAGATAGCACGGGATGTTATTGGGGATCTCTGGCGCAAAGAGACAGGCCGGGATGTAACCAACTTAGGTATTCAAATGGCTGAAGGCCATGTGGATGCAATGGCTAAACTGAAGAGCCTGATTGAGCGCACCTCAGAAGACTACCTTCCAGACGATTTTGGTGAGCCGACAACAGATGATCTGCATGAATTACTCGCACAAGCAAGTGATGAGTCACGATGGAAATTTAACATCAATCAGCTTTCTAGGAATGTATACGGACTAGGCCCTAGTGAGTTTATGATTATCTTCGCCAGACCTGAAACAGGTAAGAGCGCCCTAGCTGTTAGCCTATGTTCTGCTCCAGATGGTTTCTGTCAGCAAGGTGCGAAGGTACTATACATTGGTAACGAGGAAGCAACCCGGCGCACGAAGCTACGGGCGATACAATCATTCACAGGAATGACCACAACAGATATACAAGCTAACCCTGATTTAGCTTCAAGCCGTTACCTCGCAATTCGTGATCGTTTAATTATGAAAGACGCCCAGGAATGGGATATGACTATGTTGGATGGGTATGTCGCCCGTATCAAGCCTGATATCCTGGTGGTGGATCAACTTGATAAAGTCAACATATCGGGTCAGTTTGGTGGTACACATGAAAAGCTTCGTGAAATATACCGACAAGCTAGAGAATTAGCTAAACGGCATGAATGCGGTATCATCGCTGTATCCCAGGCAAGTGCGGAAGCAGAGGGACGTGTACGCCTAGACTTCTCTATGATGGAGAACAGCCGCACTGGTAAGGCAGCGGAAGCAGATCTTATTTGTGGTGTGGGTAAATCCTCTGGGGAGGATGATGATGGCCCTGATCCCACTAGGTTCCTACAAATCTCCAAGAACAAATTATCAGGTTGGCATGGTCAAATCATCTGCAATCTACAGGCCGAAATAACAAGGTATGTAGACTGATGGGGAAACGATCTAACTTTGAACGTAAGCCCCGTGATTACTATAGGACGCCTATAGAAGCGGCTGAACCTATCAGACCATTCATGCAGGATATCCAGACGTTTTGTGAACCCTGTGCGGGGGATGGGGCATTGATCCGTTGCCTACTGGCTATGGATATGAACTGCGTAAGTGCCTATGATCTGGAGCCTCAGAGGCTTGGGATAATTACTCTGGATGCCCTTAATATTGAGGAGCATCACCTAAAGAATGCGGATGTTATAGTGACCAACCCGCCCTGGGAAAGATCTATTCTACACCCCATGATAGAAACCTTTTCCAACCTTAGACCTACCTGGCTGCTATTCGATGCGGATTGGATTCACACAAAGCAATCCATACCGTTCCTGCCTAGGTTACGCAAAATAGTGAGTATTGGTCGGGTAAAGTGGTTCGATAACACCACAGGAAAAGACAACGCATGTTGGTATTTATTTGACCGCCATGACGAAAGCTACCGCACTAAATTTTACGGGAGAACATTATGATAAATCCTGGCTGCACTCTTCAAGATGTAAAAGACGCCATACATGAAGCACACAGGCTTAAATTAAGTGACACTAGTTACAATCAGACAGCTAGTAAAAATCTACACAAACTAAAAACCCTGCATAAGTTTATGGAGCTTGGCGGGGAAGGAGTGGATTATTGGGGAGGAAAAATACGGATAGATGAAAAATACCTTGTCAGCTTAGTAGTTAAAAAATGGTCGGTTATAGGGGGAAATGGTTGGTGGTATCCCTACGGTAACACTATGGACCTACTTCACAGATTGCGGGGGTCAGCGGATGCTTAATGAAACAGACCTAAAAGAATTCTATGAAATGCTTGAGAAGAACAAAGCAGAGTATCAGAAAACAAAAGCCCCTGAGATTAAAATTCTATTGGACGAACAGTTTTCTTTAATCCAGCGTTTGATCTCCGTTCAATCAAAGATTGTATCTAAGTTATCGGGGTTCAACATATGAATAAAACCCTCGTATTAGATCTGGAAACCACCGTCCAACGGTTCGATGGCAAGATAGATAACAGTCCCTTCAACCCGCTGAACAAATGCGTGTCTGCGCACTTTGGATGGATAGGGTGGGACACCGTTGATGAAGTAACTAATCTTGTCTTTCATCATAATGAACAGGATGTGCCTGACAGCCCTGAACCTTTGCGTAAAGCTCTGCAAGAAGCTGACGTGCTAGTGGCGCATAATGCTAAGTTCGATGTCTTGTGGCTAAAGGCTATGGGTATGCCTATCCCTCCTACAATACGTTGCACAATGATCAACGAATATATCCTGTCTAAAGGCCAGAGAACTAAGCTTTCTTTGAAAGAAACTGCCCAGCGCAGAGGTGGCTGGGGATGATTGAGCAAAAGAAAAGTGAACTAGTCGATGATCTGTTTAAGTCAGGCATCGGATTTGAAGCTATGCCTCTGGATGATGTTGTAATTCCATATGCAGAGGCGGATGTTAGATCATGTGCTGGGGTGTACCTATCACAGATGGATGCTTTCGAGGCAGAGGAAAATAAATCCTTAAAACCTATTGTTGTCCTAATGAATGAGATGCTTGAGTTTCTGGTTGAGTGTGAGACTAATGGGGTAAAGATAGATTTAGAAGAACTTTCATCTATCGGTGAGCAGTTCCAGAAAGAGCATGATGAACTAAGTAAACGCCTGGAAGAGATCGTAGAAATTGTTATGGGGGATACCCCAATCAATTTAAATTCAGGAGCAGATGTATCTAAACTTATATATAGCAGAGAGGTAGTTAACAGGGACTACCATATACAGACTTTCCGCATCGGCACAAACGCTGAAGGTAAACCTCTTCCACCCCCTCGTATGAGCATAGCAGAGTTTAATACTGCGGTGCGTTCAAACACTAAAGTAATCCAGAAAACTTCTGTTGTTTGCTGCCCAGAGTGTGATGGTCGGGGTCTGGTACAGAAGTATAAACAGAAAACCCGGACAAAGAATAAGGTCACCTACAAAGTTCCTGGTGACCCATATAAAAATTTGTCTAAGTGTCCCTCATGTGTGGGGGTCGGTGCTTTCTATAATCCTACTGGCAAGGTGGCGGGGCTGAAGATAAGTCCTCTTGGTCCTCAGTATGCTTCCGTGAATGGTTTTAAAACTGACAAAGGCACAATAAAGCTTTTGATCTCTCATGCTAGAAGTAAGAACAATGACCTAGCGGTAGAGTTCCTTACGAAGATTAGTAGGCTTTCGGCAGTGTCTACCTACCTAACTAGCTTCGTTAAAGGCATCGAAACATGGACCCGTCCTAACGGATTAATACACACGAACTTTAACCAGTGCATAACCGCAACCGGGCGTCTTAGTTCTTCTAATATTAACCTGCAAAATATGCCGAAAAGAGGCTTCCCTGTTCGTAAAGCTATGGTGTCTAGATTTGACTACAAAATAGTTGAATTTGATTACTCAGGTTTGGAATTTCGTGTTGCTGGAGAAGTATCTAGAGATCCCCAGATTATTGAGGATATTCTAAATGGTAAGGACATTCACAAGCAGACAGCTTCTATCATTCACAGGATACCTGCCGGAGAAGTAACCAAAGAAACTCGTGCCCAAGTAAAATTTCATACGTTTGCTCCCCTATATGGTTCGCAAGGGTCAGGTCTAGCGGAACATGAGAAGAAATATTACGACGAATTCTTTGTGATCTACAAAGGTCTAAAATCTTACCAGCAACGTCTTATGGATGGGGTAGTTAAGAACGGCATAGTCCAGACGCCTAGTGGTAGACAGTACTACTGGCCTAATGCCCGTAGACTGAAGAATGGTCGTGTTACGAATGCTACTCAAGTAGTCA